CGACGCGTTGACCTGGCGTTGCATGAAACGCTGATAGTTGCGCAGGTGCTCCGGCGAATTGAACTCGGCGCCGCGGCGGAAACTCATGCCGTCACCTCGAGCGCTTCGCAGTGGAGTTCCATCCGGCCCAGCGTCGGGTCCAGCACGCCGGTGACCTCGAGCACGCGGTCGGTCTTGCCGGTCTCGCGGAGCAGAATCCTGCTCTTCACCGTCACCGAGTCGATCCAGGGCAGGACGAGCCGCCAGGCCGTCTGCCCGCGGTTGATGTCGACTGCGTCGATGGACCGCCCGTCGGCGGACTCGATGTGGCCCAGCACAGTGGCCACGGTCGACCAAGTCTTGGTTGCCTGCCCGTAGTTGTCAACGGACGCGGTGTAGTTCTGCACCGCCATCTCATGTCGGAACATGCCTCGAGGGATCATCAGTGCACCCCGTGCTCCCCGAGCATGTCGAACAGCATCTGCTGGGCCTTGCCCTCGATGGCGCCCGTGCTGTCGCCGCGGTCGGCGTAGAGGCGCCCGCACAGCTGCAGCGCCAGCATGTTGATGTAATGGTCGGCCACCAACGTGTTCCAGTTGATGGTCACCGGACGGTTCCAGCCGTCCTCGATCAGAACAGCCACGCGCTCGCCGTCCCAGTGCTGTTCCGGGTTCTCAGTCTGCGTCACCGAGTCGTCGTCGACGTAGACCGCCGTGATGGCTGACGCGGTGTTTACCGGCTGGATCGGGAGCACCACCCAGGTGTCCCCTTCCTCGGACACCTTGTATGAGCGCTCGAGTGCCTGCATAGCCAAGCCGGTGCAGCGCTCGACCGTCTCGCGCACGGCAGGCAGCAGGATGTTGCCGATGTACGCGTCATCCTGCGCGTGAAAAATGCGCAGGTGGCTCTTGATGTCGCTGGTGGTGAGTGCTGGCATTTTGAAAAGACCGGGGGGGGTGTCCCCCCCGCCGGTCCGGGGTCACATGGAATCGATCAGACCTTGTTCGCCAGGATGACACCGGCGTACTTGTCGACCACCTGAGCGTCGGAACGCATCGAGCTGCGGTAGTTGACGATGCCGCTGCCGCTGTTCGTGTAGGGGTCCACGATGAACTGGACTTCCCTGCGGTCCACGATGCGATAGGCGCGAGACAGATCGCCGAAGAACACCAAGTTCCGGCCCGTGCCGGAAACGAATTCCGGCGCAAACTCGCTGATGTACACAGGGCGCCCCATGAGCATGCCAGCAGCTCCCTCCTGCAGCATCATGCCCTGCATGCCGTCGTACAGGTAGGTGCCAGTGGTGGAGGCCTTCTGGCTCAGGAGTTGCCCCCAGGTTGCCTGATTCATGATCCAGCTGCCGTTGGAGGCGTATGCCGTCGGCAGGGTGGTGTAGGCGGAGATGATGTCATCGAAGTCGAGATTCGCCGTCAGCGATCCGGTCTTCACCAAGTACTGGAAGTTGGTGTCGGAACTCAGAAGTCCCTGTTCCTGCGCAGAACCAGTGCCGACGATGTGCTTGTTTGCGCGGTACTTGCTGTGAGCGCGGGCGTGGTCGGCAACCACTTCGGCGGCAACGTCAATAGCCGCGTCAAACAGCAGTTCTTCGGTCACCGGCGTGGTGGCGGTGGCCTTGTAGGCGCCGAAGGTCTTCAGAATGGTGGTGAAGTTGCTTTCGGTGTACGCGGCGCCTTCCGCGGTTGCGGTGACGGTCGTGCGGGAGTCGATGACGGGCAGCCGCAGGTTGTTCGGTACGGTCTGCACCGTGGCGAGCTGCCGGATGGGGTCACCCCAGTCCAGCCACTTCACGAACTCGCCGGTCATCACCGACTGGGGCACGGCGTTGCCAGCGGTGGCAGGGGTAGCGACCGTCAGGGTCGTACGCAGTTCCATGTTGCCGCTGCCCTCGCGGCCACGCGTAGCGAAGAAACGCGCCAGTTCGGCGTCGTTGCCGCCGTTGCGGACCTCGGGACGGCCAACCAGTTGGCCGTTCTTGGCCTTGACGGCGTCCAGGCGGCTGCGGATCGACAGGCTCTCAAGCTGCCCGTCGATGGCGCGGATCTCTTCCTCAGCCGCGTCGAACGAACGAACGGCATCGGGGGTTGCGGTTTCGGCGTACTGCTCGCACGCAGCGACGAGCTGCGCACGCTTCTCACGGAGTGCTTCAAGGGTCACGGTCATTTCAGGTCTCCAATCCGCAGCCGCAGGTACCGAGCGACGAGCCCGGTGGAATTGCGAAACGCCCGGACCGCGGCTGCGGTCGCCTCGTAGGCGGGCGTGTGGACGAGCGAGACCTCGTAAAGGCGGGCCGACACGACGGTGCGGCGGTTGCCCGCCCACTCGTCCTTGTCGACCGCGAACCCAAACGACATGTTTTGGTAGATGCCGTCGCGCAGAAGGACGCGCATGTCCTGCCCGTCGCGGGTGTCCGGCAGCCGAGCAGCGAACGTCACTCCGCGCTCGGTCTCCTCGAGCTCGAGCGTGCCGCTGCGCGTGTCGGCCAGCACGCGCCCGCCGTCGTGCTCGACGAGCAGCGACACGTTCCGCTTGCCGATGTCGGCAGCGAACGCGCCGCGCTGGATGGTCTCGATGAACGGCAGCGGCTGGGATTCAGTCTCGTAGGGAATGGCCAGCCCGGACACGGTGTTGCCCTCGACGGCTGCGCGGACCTCGAACGAACGGCGGTCAATCTGCATCGGGCGACTCGCTTTCCTCGTCCTCGCGGTCGCCGTTCACCTCGGCCTGACCGGCCGCCGTGTCCAGGCGCATCATGAGTTCGTCTGCCATGGGGTCCTGCACCGGCTGCATGCCGATGAACCACCGGGCGTCGTTAGGCGTGAGGACGCCAGACATGACGAGTTTGGACAGCTCCTTGGCGGTGTCCTTCATCGTGCCGCGGAGCAGTTCCTGCAGGTCGTGCTCGACGCGATAGCCGGGCAGCAGTTTGGCCGTCAGTTCGGCCTCGATGCGCTTCGCCCAGGGCCGCAGCGTCTGATCGACGAGCGCTCGCTGGGCGTTCAGGTCAATCTGAGTTCCCGCCTCGGTCGCAGCCAGGAACGACAGCGGCAGGTTCAGCGCTCGGGCAATCTCGCCCATGGCCGCAGTCCGCGCCGCCGTCACGGCGTCGAGGTCGCCCTGCCCGCTGACGCCCTCGATCTTGCCGCCTCCGTCGATGATCAGCGGTTCCGACGCGCCGCCTGATTTGGCATGCTTGGCCTTCCAGGCGAGCAGGATCGTCTGCTTCGCCTGCTCGCTGATCGGCGTGGGGAATTGGAACGACAGGCGCCGGGTCGTGCCGGTGGCCGCCATGGTGGCCGCCCAGTTGTCGAGGTCCGCAACCAGTTGCAGCTGCGTGCGGCACTTGTCCAGCGGGCTTTCCCCAATGAACGCCCACCGGCTGTAGCCGCCCTTCACGTGGATCAGGTCGCTGGCCGGAATCGCCTGCCCGTCGAGCAGGTACTGCAGCGGGTTGGCCGACCAGTTGATCGTGATTCGCCCACGCTCGAGCGGGATGAGTTCGGCGGCCTCGCCGGAGTAGGTACGAGCGATGTACGCGTAGGCGTTGCCTTGCGTCATCGCGTCGGTCACCAGCCACCGGCGCAGGTCCCAACCGTTGACCATCTCGGTGCTGCGGCCGGTCAGCAGACTCAGGGCAGCAGGCTGCACCTCCTGGTCCTTGCTGTCGTAGACGCAGAGCGTGACGCTGGCCAGCATCGAGGCCACGCCCTCGATGGCACGCTGGACGCCAGGCAGCGCCTCAACGTCCCCGACGCTGCTGGTGTCGACCAGCATGGACGCGTTGAAACTGCCCAGGAAGTAGCTGCGGAAGCGCGAGAGGAGTCCCACGCCTCCCCCAGTTTGAGTACGCGCTTTTTCTGTCAATAGGCGGGTGTGACATTTTCTGTCACATTCCGCAAATTGTCGATCCGTCCGCTAGGTGGCGTCAGATGGTCATCACGCCGGATGGCGGCATCCACTGCTGGGAGCGCCCGCGCAGCTCGAACAGGCGGGCCGCGTTGCAGGCCGCAACTAGGGCGTCGATGTTCTGCCCGTCCCGCTTCTGCAGTTTGACGAGCCCGCCGTCGTAGGTCTTGGTCGTGGCGTGCCGCAGTTGGTGTAGCAGCACCGGGTCGTCGTGGTACCGGAGCGCCTTCATGCGGATGAGCGCCACGAAGGTCGACCAGGCGGGTGCCTGCTCCCGGATTGACTGTGACCGAGCCTCCACCGGCAGGTTCAGTTTGTCGACCATGACCTGCCGGACCCAATTCTGCGTCCAGCCGACTTCGTCGACGCCGACGGCCTCGAGTTGGAGGGTGCTACCAAGTTGTCCCAGCAGGCCCTCGACGGCGTCAAAGTCGATCAGTTGCCCGTCGTTGTGGTGAACGTGCCCCTGCTGGACCAGTTCGTGCAGCCAGGGCCGCTGCTGCTTCATGTGCGCTAGTTCCCCGCAGGTGAACGACCAGGTGCGCAGCAGCCCAAACTCCCCGCCGTCGACCACGACCCCCACGCTCGTCAGGTCGGCCCGAGCCCCCACGACGCTGCCCAGGCTGAAGTCGATGAAGGCCCAAGCCCGGCGCCCGCGCACGTCCTCGATGCGCCAGTCGAATCTGGCCTGCTCGAGCACGGCCGCATCGATGCCGACGCTTGCCAGGCTGCCGCCGGGAAGGTTCAGCCGCTGGGTGCGGAACTCCTCGACGCCGTCCGACCGGCTGCCTAGGAATGCCAGTTCCGACCTGATCGTGTCCTCGGTGATGTGCCCGCCCTCGATCCACAGCTGTGGGTTGGCCTTGCGCCACTGGACCGGGTCGTGGATGTCCGCCCCGGCGTCAGACGCCCAGTGGTGCACCGCCCAGTCCTCGCGCAGGCGGCCGGCCAGCAGCTGCGCCTCGGCCTCCTGCCGCCAGCCGGCCCAGGGCAGGCTCAGGTCGTCGTCGGCCGTGGTGGTCATCAGCAGCCGCCCCTCGGCGGTCTTGGTGGCCGCCGTCATCAACCGGCTCAGGTAGTCACCCTGCAGACGGGCCGCCTCGTCGGCCAGCACCAGCGCCGGGGTCACGCCGTCCGCCCGCTTGGGGTCCCGGGCGATGGGCAGCATCTTGCCCTTCCCGTGGCGCAGCATCGGCTGGTTGTTTGACATGCGGGCCGCCCAGGGCGTGGTCTTGCCGTCAGCCGGCCAATGGATCTTGGCTAGGGCCTCCATGGACAGGCGGGCCTGCGAGAGGGCCGTGGCGGCGCTCACAACCAGCCGGTCAGCCTCGGGGTCCCTCAGGACCCATCCGGCCAGCAGGGCCGCCAGGAGCGTCTTCCCGTGGCTGCGCGGCACCGAGAACGACACCACCCTGCACCGCTCACGCCTGGCGATGGTGTCGGCAAGAACAGGCACCCAGTACGGGTACATGGTCACGTCGGCCGGAAGCGTGGCAGCGAACGCCTCGACCACGGCCGAGTCGTAGCCGCCAGCCTCGGCGCGTCGAGCGTAAGCCGTGAGCGAAGCAGCCGTTACGTCAGACACGCCGCCGCTGGCTGCGGTAGCGTACGCCCATGCCGTGGATGTTTCAATGATGGATGAATGCATACGGCGATACGTTGTCGGG